CTTCAATGATGGATATTCAGGGTAAAAACTTTATGTATCTAAATAGAGTAGAGGGTGGCGACCCTCGTGAGATTTGGGTTTGCGACCCTACCTCAATCGAGTTGATGTTTGTAAACAAACTCCCCGCTGGTTTTCGCTCTCTCTCCAATCGCTCTGAAAAATATACTACTGACGAAATGTTGATGATACATCGACCAAATCCTTTCAATCAATGGGAAGGACTCTCAACCCTAGAAAAAGCTCGTCAAGAGTCAGAGGGGGATATGAACGCTAGTAAATGGAACGCTAAATTTTTCGAGAATGGCGGTGTCCCATCGGGTTTGATTTCTATTGACGGAGCGATGACTGACAAAGACCGAAAAGAATTGAGAGACAAATATCAAGAGTCGAACGCTGGTCTCAAAAACGCTCATAAACCTATCGTCCTCGGTGGTGGTGCTAAGTGGCAAGACATCGGATTAAAACAAAGAGATATGAGTTTCGTCGCTCAAAGAGAAATGAGTGAGGAAAAGATTTTGAAAATATTTAAAACTCCAAAGATATTACTTGGCGGAACTGACGGGATAAACTACGCAACCTCAATCACTGCTCGTCAAATTTATGCTGAACAGGTAACAGCCCCACGATTAAAATTACTCTTCGAGAAATTAAACAGATTTTATTTGCCAATGTTCAAAGGAACTGAGGGAATGGAATTTGAATTTGAGTCTCCAATCCCTGAGGATAGAGAATTTAAACTCAAATACTATCAGGGTGCTAAATGGCTATCTTACAATGAAATCAGAGTCGAAGAGGGTAGAGAGCCAATACAGGACGATAAATACGACTTGCCTCAGGGTGGTAATAGTAATAGTGGCGTTGACCCACTACTTGCCCTCGGTGCTGGTGATGTTAAAAAAAAAGGAACTGAGGAAGTAGTAAAAAAAGATTACGTCCCAAAGACTAAAGCCTACTATAAAAATCGTCGATTACAAAAGGCATATCAAAACAAAAAAGAAAAATATATCGTCCAAAATATAAAGACAATGTCTAAAGGTTTAAAGCCTATTTTCGAGGACTATATTAAATCTTTCAAAAAGAAAAGCCTAACCTACCAAAATAAATCTATTTTAACCGACGGTCTCAGTGCCTCTCAGATTTTCAATTTCTTAATGCCAAAGGGCGACGACTTTGTTAAATCTCTTTACACTGTCATCTCTAAAAATAGCCAAGACGCCTATGTCGATGGTCGAGAAAATATGAAAGATACCTATAATTTCAAGAGCGACGCTACTCTCTCTCATATTTCAGCGATTGCTTTGCTCGATACCCGAGCTAGAAACACGGCGGACGGGGTAAGTAAGACAATCAATGCCGACGTTTTGAATATCATCAAAGACGAACTCGCCAAAGATAGCTCGAGTATTAAATCAATTCGAGAAATGCTGAAAACTTATTTAACCGACAAAGAGGATTACCAAGTTGAAAGAATAGCCAAAACTGAGTTAGCCTATGCCTACGCCAATGGCTCTCGACAAGAAATGTACGCCAGTGGTATCGTTAAACAAATCCAATGGCTCACTGAGTCCGACGCTTGCGAAGAGTGTCGAATGAATGACGAGGAAATCGTTGATTTAGGGGGAAGTTTCAAGAGTGGCGACCAAGACTCACCAGTTCACCCAAATTGCCGATGTTCAACAGTCCCGTATTTACCTGATTAAAATATTTGTTTAAAAAAAATATATAATTAAATTATGAAAACTAAAAAGAAAGAACTCAAATACATTTTTACCAGTGTATCGAAATCTGTTATTGACGAAAAATCAATGACAATTAAAGGCGTCATCGGTTCTGACGGCTCAGTCGATAGACAGGGCGAGTCAATCAATCCTATGGGTTGGAAACTAGACAATTTCAAAAATAACCCTGTTGTTTTGTACGGACACGATTACCACTCTAAGCCAATCGCTAAAGCTACTCGAGTGTGGGTAGAGGACGGTAAACTTTTATTCGATTTAGAATTTGCTAATAGTGAAGACGGGAAAGAGGTATTTGATTTAATGGCTAAGGGTTTTCTCTCTGCCTTTTCTGTTGGTTTCCAAATCCTAGAATGGGACGAAACTGGCGAATTTACTTTTAAATCTTGCGAACTTTATGAGTTGTCTGTTGTCCCAGTCCCAGCCAATCCAAGAGCTTTGAAAGGTGCTGATACTGATACTTTGAGCCGAGTCAAATCTCTCAATGTCAAATATAAAGTCTTTTCAAAAAAATTCTACAAACTTTCTCAGAAAGAATTAGAGATGATTATTTCTAAGACTGTCGAGGTTACTATTGAAAAGAGAGCTGAGTTGAAAAAGGCTAAGGCTCTAGCTGACAAAAAAGCCCTCGATGAAAAGAAAGCCCTTGACGACAAAAAAAAGGCTATAATTAAAAGTAAGAAAGTTAAAAAGTTTGTCAATACTTTTGAGAAAACTCTCAAAAAATTTACCTCGTTGACACAACAATAAAAAAATAGTTTATAATTTATTTATTATTAAAAATTAAATCTTAAAAAAATGAAAATCAAGACCTCTGAGAAAATCAAAAAAATGTTAGATGAAAACCAAAAAGGTTTAGTCGATTTAGCTGTTAAAGGTGTAGTTGAAGTTTTAAAAACTGACGCTAATCGCAAACTCTTTGGTGGTAGCACTGAAAAAGAAATGACCGCTGAAAAGAAACAGCTCGCTGTTGATTACATCAAATCAATCTCTCCAAAATATCAAAACGACAACGGTATGAAAACCGCACTCTTACAAAGAGCTAAAGATGTCGGTGAATTAAATTTGACCGCTGGTACAGGTGGCGACTATACCCCTGACTACCTTTCTAGTGAAATAATCCGCTTAATTCCTACCTACGGCGTAATCAGAAAATATGGACGAGTTGTCCCTGTCGTTTCTGACGTTCAAAAAATCCCTACCGCTGGTGCTGTAATCGCTTACCGTATCGGAGCTGGTGCTAGTTTAATCCCATCAATCCCAGCAACAGGTATTTTGACTCTCCAAGTTGAAAAAATCGCTTGCTTAATCCCATTCGACAATGAATTACTCGCTGACGCTACAATCGGAATAGTTGACTTAATCACTCAATTATCTGCTGAGGCTATCGCTAAGAAAGAAGACACTTGGGGTCTACTTGGTGAAAACTCAGGCGAGGGTATTATGAAAAATGCCTCTGTCCAAGTTGTAACCTTAGCCAGTGCTGAAACTTTCGCAGGTGCTACCCTTGACGATTTAATGGATATGACTGGAAAATTAGACGAAAACGCAGTCAATAACGCTAAATACGCTATGAGTTTCTCGGTGTTCAATGTTTTCAGAAAACAAAAATTGACCACTCAATACGCTCTCCAAAATCCAGCGGGCGGTATGCCAGCAACAATCTGGAATTTGCCAGTAATATTCTCCCCAGTCTTACCAAAGACAACTGACGAAACCCAAGTCGCTACCCCATTCGTTATCTGTGGAAACTTTGATTACTTAATAATTGGAGACAGAGGTGAATACCGAATTGATTTATCAACTGAGGGAACTTACACCGACGGCTCAACTGTTAAATCTCTCTTCGGTCAAGATATGTCCGCAATCCGTATCATCGAAAGAGTCGACATCAAAGTCGCTGAGGCTACTAAGGCTTTCTGTATCCTCAAAACCCACGCTCACGTCGGAGCATAAGTTTAAGAATTTGAAAGAGAGCGAGGGAAACTTCGCTCTCTTAGGTAATTCCTAAATTAAATATTTATTTACAAAACAAAAAAATGAAAGCAATAGTAAAACAAGTCATCTTTAATGGTAATCAGAGATATGATGTCGGCGAAACTGTCGATACCAAAGTTCTCGGAGTTAAACAAAACGACGAAAGAATTGAGCTTATTGAAGAAAAAAAAGACAATTCCAAAGCTAAGGACGTCGCCAAAGCCCCTAAAACAAACGAAACTAAAACTCCCGATACAAAACCAGCCGAAGAAAAAAAAGAGGTAACACAAAATAATAAAATGGTTACCAGTTCAGAGACAAAGTAAAAAATGCCTGACGAAACCCCAGTCGTTGAAATAGTTGACGCTGAATTAAAACAATCAAATTGGTCAGGTGTTACCCCCGCTAATATTGGCGATTTTCTTGACGAAGTAATCACTGGAAAAGAAACCCTCATCGCAAAGATGATTTTAAAAGCTGAGGACGACATCTCGAGCGGTGCTGGTCGTAATTTCAAAATTGCTAATACTATTTACGAGGAAACTCTTGACGCTGGTACTGACAAACTCTATACCTCAAACTCTCCAATCAACGAAGTCCAAAAAATTACTGTCAACGGTAATGATGTCTTTATTAAAGACGGGTCAAACAATACCCTAAATCTCGGAGTCGAGTTTTTAGTCTATCCAAAATATGTCTTTTTCAGAAATGGCATTTATTCGCCCAACGGTTTTGACGAGCAAGCTGTAAAAATTCAGTACACTCTAAAAAAGTTTTGGGGTGAGGACGTTGTCGGAGCAATTATCGAGGCTGTCGCTAAAACATATTTACAGAAAGAATACGGCAATAAAGATGTTTCTCAGATGGACACTGGTACAATAACCGTCGGTTTTAATCAAGAAAGTCGAGGAATTTTGGAAAAAATCGTCGAAAAGTATACTCTGCCTTGCGTCTAAACTGCTATACTTAACTATGGCATTATTACACAATTTCAACGCTATCGTTAAAGTCGAACACGTCCCAAGTTCAGGGGCAAAATCAACAATTTCAGCAACGGCTAAAGTTTTAATTACCCCCGCAACTACCGAGGATAGTATGATTTATCAGAACGTCCCAGTCGGTAATCTATTTAATTTCTATTTCTTTAATCAGAATATCAGCCTAAAAGCTGGTGATATTTTTACTGTTGTCTCAGGCGACTCGACTGTTACCGCTGGTCAGGAATACATCATCAAAGGAAATCCTAAAAAAACTCTTTGCTTTCACAAAATGACGATTGCTGGGGCGTGTGTTATCAATTTAGTCTCGTAATGGCTGGCTACGGTCTCAATGTAAAAATTGAGGGACTCGAGCAGTTAGCGGGTACTATGAAAGGTTTTCCAACTATTACTCGGGGAATTTACAGGACGATGATTGACAATCTAACGAAAGTCGCTCAGGAAGAGGCTGTTAAAAATGCCCCAACAGATACGGGAACTTTGCTACAATCAATCACCACTCGAATAGGATTACAGAGTCAGCAAATAGTCGGCGAGGTTTTTATGGGCGAAATGAAACCATACTTTGCCTATCAGGAATATGGTACTGGAATTTATGGCTACAAAGCCAAACCAATCACTCCAACGAAAGGGGAATATTTGAATTTTCGATTAAAAGACGGCACTTGGATACGGACAAAATCTGTCAAAGGTGTCCCAGCCAAAGGCTTTATGAAAAAGGGTCGAGAATTAGCTGGTCAAAAAACACCCGAGGAAATGGCGAAAGCTAAAACAAAATTAGTAAGTTATTTTTTAACTGGAAAATAATAGTAAAATTAAACTATGAATAATTACACCAGCTTGATTGACAAATTAGTTGATGTCATCAAAACAAAAAATATCACTGGTCTTGGGACGAAAGTTTTTGGAACTGACGAAATCGTTTTTAATGCTTACCCAGTTTGTACAATTTCCCCTCTGAGTTTTAACAGTGAAAGAATTACGATGACAGATACCAAAGTAAATACTTCGGTGGCTATTAGAATATGGGGAAAGATAGAGCAAAACAAAGATGATGTCGAGAGGACGATTGAGGATATTGGCGAGGCAATACAAACCCTCTTAATTGACAAGGTTACTCTTGAAAATACTCTCGTCTCTACTGAGCCACTTTCGGGATTAGTCGCTTATCCTGAGAGATTTGGTGAGGCTCTCTTTATGTATGAAATCAAATACACTGGCTCAATTACTGAGCGACGCATTTAAAAATAGTCTATAATTAAATTATGAATAAATATATTTACAACGGTTCAGGTTCAATCGTGTTACAGGGAGTCGGCGAAATTGTCGCTGGGACACCTTTCGAGACTGAAATCGAAATCAATCACCCTCTTATTTCTGAATATAAAGATTTGCCAAAATTCAGTAAAAAGGAAAAAATTAAAGTTATCAATTCTAAATAAACAAATATATTTTTAAAAATATATAATTAAAATATGGAATACTCAAACGGACTATTAAACAAAGTTAGCATAGGGAAAGAGTCAACTTTTGGCTCTGCTGTTACCCCTACAATTACTCTAAACCTAAAACCATCTGGCGGTCTTTCCGAAGAACTCGCTAAAAATGGAATTGAGGGTTTAACTGGTAGCTTAGCCAAAAACAAAGCATTTTCAAAAGGTAAGAATACCATCAAAGGCTCTTATGATTTGAACGCTATCCCTAACGACATCGGTTATTTTATCGCCTCTGCTTTGGGCAAAGTTGTATCTACTCTCGTTAGTGGTGAAACTATTGTCAAAACTCACGTCATCACTGAACAGGGAGCTAAAATTTCCTACACTGCCGAGCAAGACATTCAACCTAGTTGTAAAAGAATATCGGGCGTCATCGCTACTGGTTTCAAAATTAAAGCTAAAGTTGGCTCTGCTCTCGAAATCACTTTTGATTTATTGGGTAAAACCTCAGCCGACCAAGTAACTCCAATTACTGCCGTCTACAATACTGGTCGAGTTTTCTCTTACGAAGACATCTCAATTTTAAAAATCAATTCTGTTGATATTAAAGAAAAAGTTACTGACTTCGAGCTTTCCTACGACAACGGTGTTGTTTATCAATACGGAATGGGTGGCGTTGACTCTGTTGGATATTCTGTCAATGGTGGCTCATCTTTCAAAGGTAAAATAAACGCTGTTTTAGATAGCGTAACCAATGGATATTTAGCTCAGGCTAAACTTATCGACGGCGTACCTCTTCAATTAACAGTCATCGGCGATACTGTCGGAGTTGCCAGCAATTACAAACTCGATGTCTTAGCCCCTCTCATTGTTTTCAATAAAACTGATTTGCCTCTCACTTCAAACGAAAATGCTGTTAGTATTGATTTCGACTCTAAACCTGACGCCGTAAATGGCTTGGTAAAAGTGGAGTTGACAAATACTAATACATCGTTGTAATCTTAATTATGAAAATAACAACTCCAAGCGGATACGAGGTAGAAATTAAAGACGTTCTCACTTTTAGAGATAAAAGGTCGATTGATAGTGTAATGTACGACTCAGTAAAAGCCGAGGATATTGACCGAGACGATGTAGAAAAATCCAAAAAAGAAATAATGGGTAAAGTCAAACCATCTGAATTATTGGGTAGTCGTCAAGACAAATCTATTGATTTCCTAGTTATCTCAATCAAAATCGGTGATACTTTAATTACTGAAAATTTCGCTGACACTATTTTAGACTGGGGCGTTGCTGACGCTCAGGTTGTTACCGACATAATTGATAAAATCGTTGACCCAAAAAAAAACGAGGAAAACAAAACGATAGAGACAAAGTAAATCTTTTCAAATCGTTACTCTCTAAAACCGCTCTCCCTGATACCTATGTGATTGCCAGTATTTGCTATGCTCTCGGCGTAACTTACACCGAACTTGAAAAACAGCCCGCCGATTGGGTTCAAGAAATGGCGGAATATCTCGAGCAAAAAAACAATGTTGAGGAATTTAAGGCAAAACAAAAGCCTTAACTGTCGGGTTTATAAATGTATAATTAAATTATGGAAAACGTCCCACTTAATATTTTAATTCAAGCCCAAGATGAGGCGTCGTCTGTTTTAAAAAATTTCTCGGATACTCTCGACGATAATCAAAAAAAGGCTGGTCAATGGTCGCAAAATTTAAAAATTGCTGGCGGTATTTTGACGGGTGTCGGCGTTGCTGGGGTTGCGATGATGAAAGATTGGATTGACAAAGCCAGTGAGGTAGAAACCGCTCAGGCTCAGCTCGAACACGCTGTTATTAGTGTCTCTCACGCCACCAAAGACCAACTCTCACAAACCGAGGCGTTAGCTGACGCTCTACAAAAAAAAGGTGTCCTAGACGGCGACAACATCAAAATCGGACTCGCTCAATTATCAACTTTCGGTCTATCAAATAAAGCCGTTCAAAATTTGGGCGGTTCGCTTGCTGATTTGGCAGTCAATCAATTTGGTGTCTCTGCCAGTGGCGACCAACTCTCTCAATCTGCCAATATGATAGCCAAGGCTTTAAACGGTCAATTCGGAGTTTTGGAAAAATCAGGTATCCGTTTCACTGACGCTCAACAAAAGCTCATTCAATTCGGAACTGAACAGCAAAAGGTCGACGCAATCAATCAGGGTTTCGCTCAAAATTTAAAATTCACCAACGAGGTGGCTCTAAATACCGCTGACGGTATGAAAGCTCATCTCTCAGTCGCACTCGAAGACCAAAAAGAAAAACTCGGCGGTCAATTATTGCCTCTTTGGGAAAAATTCCAAGGCGGTTTAATTAAATTGCTCGAAGTAATCAACAATCTAAATCCGAACATCGTTAAATTTGTAGCAATCGGGACTTTAATTGTTACCGCTTTCAGTTTGATAGTCGGTCCACTTTTAATTTTAATCGCTATGTTACCAGCTCTCGGGGCTGGGTTTGCTATGCTGACGGGGACAATGTTACCTATAATCGGGACAATTTTATTAGTCGTCGCTGGTGTCGCCCTCTTAGCTTTCGGAATTTACGAACTCGTCAAACACTGGGACTCAGTCAAAGCATTTTTCGTCAATATCGGGAACGCAATAAAAACTTTCGTAACTACGGCACTCTCAACAGTCGGGGGATTTTTCACTAATTTATGGAACTCAGTAACCTCGAAAGTAAATCAAATCGTCAATGGAATTAAAACAGGATTTAACAACGCCTTGACTGCGGTCAGGACTGTTTTTAATGGTATTGCCAATGTCGTCAAGACTGTATTTGATGTAATTAAAAATATAATTGTTGCCTATCTTACCTTTTATTTTAATTTTTACTATACAATTTTTAACGCTATTTATACAGTCGTCTCTTATGTTTTTAATGGGATTTGGACAGTAATAAAATTCATCGGTGAAATGATTTGGGCTGGGATACAGATTGTCTTTTGGACTATCTACGAATTTATCGCTGGCATTTTACAAAAACTTTGGGACACTGTCGGAGTCAAATTGATGGCAGTTTTACAAGTAATCAATGAAAAATTAACTTTGATTTGGAACGCAATATCATTATTTTTTGTTACCGTTTGGAACGGGATAGTTACTGTATTTACTGAGGTTTGGAATTTTATAGTGATGATATTTACCAACGTCTACAACTTTTTTGTTACTACTTTTACGACAATTTGGACTTTCTTAGTTAGTATTTTCCAAGTAATTTATGAGGCAATTTCAGGGGCTTTGACTACCGCTTGGACTTTCATAGTTGATGTTTTAACGAAGATTTGGGCTAAATTTACAGAGGCATTTAACGGGGTCAAGACTGCCGTAATGACTCCAATTAAAGAGGCTTTCGATTGGCTCGGTAATCAGATGGACGCTATTTGGTCAAAGATAACCGACGTCGCTGGAAAAATTCTACAAAAATTCAAAGATATGGCGTCAGGAATTGTCAACGCTCTCAAAGAGATTAAATTTCCTCACCTTTCTCTCGGCTCAGGTTCGACAACAGTAGCGGGACACGAAATCAATTATCCTACAATGAATGTCGACTGGTACGAAAAAGGGGGCTGGGTCAAAAAGACTGGTCTCGCTGTTGTCCATCAAGACGAGTTCGTTTTATCAAAAGATATGTTGAGAGGTAGAACCCCAGTACCTAGTAATATTGTCAATCAACAAAGCAGTAAATCAAACGAAATTAAAATTGAGGCAATCATAAATAACCCTATGGATTGGGATACTATGATGTCAAAATTAAATTATAAATTAAATTACTCTTACTAATGAAATTCAATATCAATGGTCTCGACCTAGTCCAAGACGCCGACGGTTTTGGTTACATCGTCCAAGGTCTCTCAAATCCTTTCACTAAGAAATACTCTGTCTCTGATATTTTACAGAGGCACGGTGTCGTCTTGGGTAAATCTCGATTTGGTGGGAAAACTTTTAGTTTTACTGTTTTTATTAACGGCAGAGACCCAGCCGACCACGCCGACAAACGTCTTTTATTGGAAAAATATTTGACTCCAAGCTACTACGCCGACTCTGATAAAATCGCTATCGTTGTAACTCTCGACAATGGCTCGATACTAACTCTCGACGCTATGATAACGGGCAACAGCAACGATTTGAGTTCAAACGATATTATGTCGAGTGCCATTCAATATAATTGTCAAGCCGAATATCCTTTTTTTGTCAGTCAACAAAAATATCAACAAATCATCACGATTGGAAAAGGTGGCACTTTCGCCATTCCTTTTGCTCTCCCTCTCAATATGTCGTCAGGTTCAGCAGTTACAACCGACTTTTTTGTCGGTGGTAATGTTTGGGCTTTCCCTAAATTTACTTTCTCAGGAAAATTGACAACTCCGACTTTGGTCGATGTCATCAATCAAAAATCTATGACAGTAAACGCTACCATCAACTCAGGGGCAAGCCGTATTATTGATATTTACAACGAGTCTGTTTTAGACAATGCTGGCAATAATAAAATGTCAGAACTTGGGGGAGATTTTTTAATCTTACCTTGCGGACAAAATAGCTTTATTCTTTCTACTGGCGACGTTGCCGACACTGGTATCGTAACAGCAGAGTACCAATACCATTATGTTTCAATATAAAATCGAAATTACAAATCGAGACGGCTCTTTAAAATGGGTTTTACCTTACGAGAGCGGTAGTGTTACTCTCGTCCATAACGCAATTTGTACGGCTCAGGTAAATATTAGCTATGCCTATTTAGAGAAATCATTGACAGCTCAGGGGATAGATATACTTACATTTTTCAAAGGTGGTGTTAAACTGGCTTATTTTTACGAGGACGATGTTTTAATTTTTGGCGGGTTTATTACTCAGGCGTCAATTCAAAATCAGGGTAATTCGGACACTCTGACGATTGATTTTAAATCGTGGCTGGCTTATTTTGAAAATGTTTTTTATACTGGGACTTTCACCGATATTGACGGCGGTCTCATCGCTTGGGACGTCATCAATGACCTAAACGAAATCGCAATCACTCAGGGGACTATCACACCATCAAAAATCAGGACTCGACCTTATACTGACGAGTCAGTGGCTAAAATTTTGCCAGCACTATCGGGAGACAATTTAATTGATGGATTTGATTTTAAAATTTCACCTCAGAAAGTTTTAACCGTTGCCCCATCAATCGGCTCAGTTTTACCAAACGCAATTTTCAGACTATCGAATACTAATACCTACAAACTCGATATTCCTCTCTTTGGGTCAGTGATAAATAAGGGGAAACTTTACGGCGGAAATGTTGACGGTGTTCAGGTTTTGGGGAATTATGACGCTGGGGTAATTTATCAAAACGATTGGTTTACTCAAACCGAAATTATTGAGGACATAAGTTTGACTGAACAGGATACCGTCGACGATAGAATACAAAAAGAAATCGAGACTAATAAATTACCTGTCGATATTTTTTCCTGTACGGTTCAAAATTCACTACCCTCACCATCGAGCAAGACCTACGGGACGGGCGATACTGTTACCGTTAAACTAGATAATTTTGACGTAATCTTAGCCAAAAGAATTAAACAAAAGAAAATAAACTTTGGCTCTGACCAAAATGTTGAGTTAGAATTTTATAAATAACAATGGATTTTGTACAAAGATTTAAACAACTCGAGGAAAAAGTCGCACTGATTTTAAAAAAAATTAGTGATGGCTCGATTGGTGGCGGGGGTAGTATTTGGGGGGCAATCACTGGAACTCTTGGCGACCAGACTGATTTATCAACCGCTTTGGGTAACAAAGTAAATTTAACGACGTACAATGAATTTTTTGCGACCTTAGTCGGGGCGATTTTCCCCTATGCTGGGGCAACCGCACCAACAGGGTTTTTATTGTGTGATGGCTCAGCCATATCAAGGACAACCTACTCGGCTTTATTTGCTAAGATAGGCACTACTTACGGAGTAGGAAACGGGACAACGACTTTCAATATTCCCGACGCTCGAGGTAGAGTAATCGTTGGTAAATCTAGCGATACTGAGTTTGCGACTCTTGGACAAGTTGGCGGGGCAAAAACTAACACGCTCGACGTTACCCAAATACCAGCTCATAGCCATAGAATGAGAGCTTATTCACACAATGTAGACTCTGGTTGGTTGCCAGATGATACGTCTTGGCTTGGCTCAATCACTCAGGCTGGTGCTACTGATAGACCAAACCCACCAATGAGAGGTAATGGTGGTGTTATGGAAAATACTGGTAGTGGTCTAGCACACAACAATATTCAGCCGTATATTACGATAAATTATATCATTAAAACTTAATTATATAATTTACGGTGTTGTAAGGTTGAATATTATTGTGGTTACCGTCGCCCCCAGCGTTGGCAATAGTAGTGTAATCCTCTTTAATTCTCGTTGAGCCACTCCCAGCCAAATATTGGTTTGCTTGTGCCGACATTCTAGCAAAACCATAGGTATCAGCCCCACTGTTAAAACTATGGGCGTGGACTGGCATTTCCGTTGTAGTAAGTTTATGACTTTTCTCTCCGCCTGTCTTTCCGAGTGCGTTAAATTCAGTGTCAGTCGACTTTCCAACGGGGATTTTACCTAAAAAATCAGGTAAATTAAATGTAGTCGTACCATTTCCAGCCCCGTAATTTGTTCCAATTATTGCGAATAAACTGGCGTATGTTGTGCGAGAAACTGCTGACCCATTACAAAGCAAAAACCCTGTTGGTGCGGTAGACCCAGCAAAAGGAAAAATAATACCTGTTAAGGTCGCAAAAAAGCTATTGTAAGACACTACCTTTCTAAAACAAAATAAAGTTTTAAAATGTATAATTAAATTATGGCAAATCTAGTAACAGGAATATCGGGAGCGTCCGCTCTCACTGAAAATCAATTTTTACGTTTATTACACGCAATCACTCAGAAATCGGGTGTCTTTGATTTAGCGTCCCACTGGAAAGTCGGCGTCGCTAATCCTCTGAGTAATAAAGTTGTCGTCCCTGTTGGTGATGGTGTTTTTAAATTTAGTGGCAAAACTCTACACGGCTATTCGACTACTGATTTCGAGGTTACTGTCTCGGCTAATAATTCAGGGACAAACAGAATATCAACAATCATCGCTTATTTAAACATCGGGGCAACTGTAAACTCTGACGGTAGTAATATTTTAATTTTTACGAGTGTCGATGGAACTCCCGACGCTAGCCCAGTCATACCAACCGATACTCAAATATCTAACGCAATCGGGGCAAATAAACCTTTCGTTAGATTGTCAAATCTTGCCTTACCTACTGGATACTCTCAAATCGGTGCCTCAATGATTACCGACGTCCGACCTAGTTGTCTTTTCTCTTTTCTTGGTGGTCTTAACTTATCCGAGCAAACTTTAATCGACACCCCTGACACTGCCAAAGCAAACGTCGTTTTAAAAAATAATGGCTCTAAATCTCGTCTCTTTATTAAAGGCGTCAGTGATACCAACCCTATTGAAATTCAATCAATCGACGAACCTGTCGACGATGGCGGGGCAACCTCAGCTCTCGACTTTGGAATTAAATGTCATACAGTTACTTTGACCACTAACAAAGCTATTACTCTCTCAAACGTAGCAGTTGGTAAAGGTGTTTATCTCAGATTTGTTCAGGCTGGTACTGGTGGTTATACCCCAACTTTCGGCTCATTACCTATCTTGTGGGCTGGCGGTGCTATTCCTGATTTTTCAGATGTTGTCGGACAAACTGACGCTATTTTCCTATTCTGTTACAAAAAGGTAGGTAGCGTTTATTATTTCGACGGCGGTTCTGTCGCTGGTCAACTTGCTTAAAAATGAAAACAAATTTTTATCCATCAATCGGATATTCTTTTTCTTGTAATCACGAACAGGGCGGAGACTTCGCTAGTAAAGTAAATAGTACCTATGCTACGGGTGGGTGCGGTCAAACTACTAATTTCGGGGCTCAGGTTTACAGGGGTGGCTCTTACGATATTTATAGACGAACCATTGTTTTTGATACCTCAGCAATCCCAGCAAACGCCGTAATTACCTTGGTTAAATTTAACGCCTACATCAAAAAAGTTCACGACGGGGATTGTACTAATAGCATTGTTTATTTATGTCCTGTCTCTGCCACTGGAAATAATACAGCTTATTATAATAAAGCCTATTTTGGAAATTCACTCGGTGAATGTAATCAGCAAGATGTCGAAAATGATAATGTAAATATTTGGTGGTCTCCAACAATCGACCCGTCTAGTATCGTAAAGGGCGGAAACTCAATCTTTGGTTTGAGACACTGGAACGATTACAATAATTATGCCCCTTGGAACGATGGAACTGGACAATTTTATTTTGCTGAAAATAATGACGCTACTTACCGACCTTATTTAGAGATAACATATTTTTTGCCCGCTACTGTCTCCAATAGTGGCGTCTCAAATATTATCAATAATGGAGCTAGACTTTCAGGAAATGTCGGGTATGACGGCGGGGGTACTATTTCAGATAGAGGATTTATAATTGATGGCTCGGTTACTGTTCACGTTGGTACTGGGACAGGTGCTTATTATGCCGATATTACTGGATTTAATGACGGGTCTACTCATACATTTAAACCTTTCGCTATTAACGAGGCGGGTACTGTTTACGGTGAGACTATTTCTTTCAAGACTTTGGCTGGTGCTACAAATAACGGAATAGTAAAAAAATCATCTCGAAAATTTACCCCAATAGCCAACGTGTCGAGTGCTGAAAATTATACCTCTCGAGGTTTTCAATATGGATTAACTGAAACGCCAACTTGGGGAGTCTCTGAGAGTGGTGTTTTTACAGACTCATCTTTTACAATGGAAATTTCAGGGCTAAAACCTTTCACTTTATATCACTATCGAGCGTTTGTACAAAATCAAACTGGGGTCTCATATAGCCCTTGGACGACCATCAAAACTGACGGAGAGGGTGGCGGTATATTGATACTCTGAAATTTTTAGCATATTATTAAACTATGCTATCTCAAAATGACCCTCAATGGAAAACAAAAACAATTAACGGGACTAACAGCACTCTCGGAAATTATGGCTGTCTACTCACTTGTATCACTGCCATTTTAAACGAAGCTGGATATTCTCTCACCCCCGACCAGTTAGCCAACTACTCTCAATTATTTGTCGGTGATTTATGGAACGGTTGGAAAACACTACAAAATTTATTTTCAAGAGTGTCCTATTCTTGGGGTATAGTTTGTCAATCAACATCTGCCCCGATTGACAAAATTATCGCTGAACTCGACGCTGGTTATTTTCCTATAATTATGGTCGACAGTAATTTGAATGTCGCTGGAATACAAACCCATTATTTACGAGTTACTAAACACGTCGGAAACGATTTGTATATTCACGACCCTTGGGACGGTGTCGAAAAGAAACTCTCATCTTGCTACGGCTCAATGGCTGACGCTGTTAAAATCCAAAAAGTAGATTGTTACCACTTTACTAAACCAACCGCCGAAACTGTCGAGACTTATAACATCTCTGAAAATGTCTACAAATATTTATACAAAGAAAACAATTTTAGCGAGGGCGATATTCGAGAGGGAATGGAAAACTTTAAAAAAGGTGTCCTTAAATCTCTCCAAACTCTTTACGACGAACTCGATAAAAAATATGTCATCGCTACTACTGTAAATGTTGAAATGTCAAAACAGCAAGGTCTTGATGTTATTGAAATCGCTCGCCTAAATAATTTGTTACTAAAATATTCTGATTACGATACCATTGTAGAAAGTAATAAAAATCTCACCTCTCAAAACTCAATTTTGACAAAGGCAAATAAAACACTCGTCGAAAGGTTAGCACTCCAACAACCGACTGCTACTCCCGACCCAGTTTCTACTACTGTCGATACTTCGGAAAAAATAGAGGTGTCTTTTAGCACTTTCTTTGATTTTATAAAAAGTTTATTTAAAAAATAATAGAATTATGGAAACTACTGACCACGATTTACTCATCAGAATTGACGAGAGACAGACCGCTATTTTCGAGTCTTTGTCAACAATGGAAAAAAAAATCAACTGTGCCGTTGTCAATGATGACGACTTTAAATTATTAGTCTCTCGAACAAATACAATGTGGGACAATCAAAATAAATTTATTGGTTTAGTTTTAGGGATTGGGGGAATTGCTGGCGGTGTCGCTGGGACTATTGCGACCATTGTCAAGACAGCACTCGCTCGATAATTGTAAAAAATTAAAAATTGTTTATTATTAAATTATGATTACTATATCTAAAAATAAATTAGAGGCTGTAAAAGAAATCGCTCGATGGATAATTTTATTTATTTTGTCTTGGATAGTTACTCAGGTTCTCGCTCAAATCAACGTCTTGCCTGAATTATTGAATATAAAAATTTGGTTATTTAGTTTCATTATTCCACTCCAAAATCTCGTTACTTTTCTTTTGACCTTAGTTGGTCGATACCTAGACAAACTCGTTTATTTAAACAGTAAAGATTTAACCAGTGCTTTCGACCTCGAAGTAAGCCAAAAAGCTAAGGGATTATTGCCTTTCTAAAAAATTATGGCAAAAGTAGACAAATTCCCCGTTTGTCCGTATTGTAGGAAAGAGTTGTCGAAATTCCATAAACAAATTTTTCAAGAGAGTAGTCTGAGAGAGTTTAGAGGTGAGTTTCATTTTTGTATAAATCCCGATTGTATTCGCAACGATATTAAATTTATCAATGGCGTAAAACAAAACCGTCTCGACGGATATGAGTTTGAGTTCATAAAGGCGAAAAAATGAGGCTCGAGAGGTTGATAACAACGGCGTTATTACTGCCAATAATGCCCTCTGTTACAACTTTCTCGACAGAAACGAAACACAAAATAGCTCAAAACGCCGACTTTCATTGTGAATATTGCGGACTGCCAACGATGAGAGGTCAATGTCATCACGACTTGCCTCAGTTTTACGGCGGTAGCGACAAAGTAGAAAACGGACATTATCTTTGCGGAGAGAAAGAGAAAGACTGCCACGAAATTTTTGACAGACAGGCTCTCGATAAGGGAATTTTATTTGATGGGAGACCAATAAAAGACGCCGACCCAGTGATGATTAAATCTCGAAGTAAATTTGAGAAAGCGATTGATAGATTTAGACCCAAGAATAAACATCAAAAACACCAACGCTACGATTTTGACGACGAGGGAGACATAACGGTCAGGTCTTGGAAATAGTTGCTTTTGAGGGGCTTTGGTGAGGTCTTATTTTTAGGCTCTACAAAGGTAAATAAAAAATGATAATCTTAAATATAAACAATTCACACAACACAAAAAATGGGACTAGAAAATTTCGACGTAAACAAAAATTTCTCAAATATGAAATGCTCGATTTGTAACGGGTTTGGAACGGTCAAACACGGAGCTTTAATTTGTCCAACTTGTAAGGGTCATAAAGTAATAATTATAGACAAAGACGGCAAAATCATTGACCAAAACTGGGTTATACCTGAGGAAGTCCCAACTGGAAACATCTTTTAATTTGATATATTGACACGGGTTTTGTTATAACCTAAAGTGTTGTAAATGCGACTTACACAATTACAAAACAATTCCCTAAAAAATAGCAACCCCTCTCTGTCGGCTGTTTGGTCGTCGCATTCCAAATCAACAACAGGGGGGGATTTTTGTTTTTTAGGCACTGAGGGGGTCGAGGTATGAGTGAAAATAATAGCTGGGTAAAATTATTTAGAAAATTCAAAGAATGGGGTTGGTACTCTGACATCAATGTTTCAAGATTATTTTTACATTTACTTTTATCCGTAAACTATGAGGATAAAGACTGGAAAGGGGTAGTTGTAAAACGTGGTCAGGTCATCGTCGGTGTTGAAGATTTGGGCGAACAGACGGGATTATCTCGACAACAGACCCGAACAGCACTAAACAAGCTAAAATCAACCAACGAAATAACCATCAAAACTACTACAAAATATACCTTAATTACCGTCAATAAATATAATGATTATCAACAAATAACCAACAACTTAACCAACGAGCAACCAACGGATAACCAACAAATAACCACAACTAAAGAATATAAGAATAAAAGAATTAAAGAAAATAATAATATATCTATCGAAACTCGAAAGAAAAAACATTTATACAAAACTGACGAGGTAACTGATTTGATGTGTAAAGAAATCGCTGAAAAATATCAGGTCTCTCTAAAAGATGTTTTAAACACTCGAGAGAGAATGATTTTGTATTGCGGTAGCACTGGGACTCAATATGCCGATTATAAATTGACGTTGATGAATTTTGTCAGGTCGGCGATTGATAGAGGGCAAGTCAGAAAAATTCAGATGGTTAAAACTTACACCCCCGAGATGATTACAATTACCGAAGAGCAGAGAAAGAAAAACTCCGAGAAAATAGCTGAAATCAAAAATAAATTTCCCATCAAAACTGCCTCTTGACACCGTTAGAAACGGGCGGTATTATATTCTTAATATTACAAATTAAACAACACAAAACAAAAATGACAGACACACAACTAACACTCAAAGACATCTCAAAAAATGACTTTGAAAATTACTGGTATAACCAAAAAGACGGCGATTTAATTATCAACAACGCTGAGGAAATTTTATCAATGCCAGTCAAAAAATTAGATTTTATCCACGAGAATTTTGAGATTTTAAAAGAAACTTTTATTGATGGTATTCGTTGTCGAGGTTGTTTTGAAATACTCACCTCTGAATTTAACGACATCGGCGAACACCAAAGCGAGGTTATTTATTCGTGTAAACACTGCGGAGAATAAAATTATGGGAGAAATAGCAGACGATATGATTAACGGTTTCCAATGCTCGGATTGTGGGACGTGTTTTGAAGAGGAACACGGCTACCCCGTTGTTTGCTCGAGCTGTTGGAGTGAATTATTAAAGGACGCAATTAAAAACCCCAAAGACCACGACATAATGCGGGAGAAAGGAAAAATTATTTTAATTGACGGGGTACAAAAAGCAATTTACGGAGAGTTATAAATTATTTATTAAAAAACAATACAAAACAAAATGACAAACGAAATCGCAACAGTCGACAGGACTGTAAAACCATTCATCATTTTGGCTGGTGAATTAGAAAAGAAAGCCAAAGATTTAAAAGTTGAGACTATCGAACAGTCCCAAGAGGCGAGCTTAATTTTAAAACAATGTCAGGACTCGGAAAAACAAATTGAAGAGACTAGAACGGCAATCGTGAGACCAATTAACAATAAAATTGCCGAGATAAATAACTCTTTCAGGATAGTTTCTAAACCTTTCGCTGATATTAAAATTATTGTCAAAGAGAAAATTTTGACTTTTAACGAAATCCAAGAAAAAAAGCGTAAGGACGAAGAGGCAAGATTGGCAAAAATTGAGGCTGAAAGATTAGCCAAAATCAAAGCCGAACAGGACAGACTCGCAAAAATCGAATTAGAAAAGAGACTCGCTGAACAGAGAAAACTCGACGCTGATAAAAAGAAAATGTCAGACGAGAGAGCAAAACTAGAACAGGAAAAATTAGACCTCGCTCAAAAACAGAGAGATTTAGACGCTGAGAAAAAACGAATTGCCGACGAAAAAGCACTCGCTGAATTAACAGAAAAGAATAAAAAGGACGCCGAGGAAAAAGCCAAGACTGAAAAAATCAAAGGTGTTACTAAACGCTGGACGTACGAAATTATTGACGAAAACCAAATCCCTCGTCAATTCTGCTCGAGCGATAGTAAGAAAATCAACGAGGCAATAAAATCAGGCGTCAGAGTTATTGCTGGGGTTAAAGTTTACGAGGCTACTGACATTCGCTAATTATGGAAACTCAAATTAAATCAGCCTGTTTTTACAAGATTAAAGACAAAATCTTTATGAACGGAAAACCCCTCGAGGTGGCGATTATTGGAATAAAAATACCTGAGGATAGGCGAGACCGTTTTAATTACAGGACTCAAAAACCATTTATTAAAAACAAATAAAATTATGAAAAAACTTTATAGATACGAAATCAGTTATCGAAGTGTCGACGAAGAGACTAGCATTGTTTTGAAAGAGTACCCAGTCGTCAGAGAAACCGAGAATTGTTATTTTATAAATCATACAGTCATCGGAATTTCGATACACGATACAAAAAGAGTTAGTAAAGACGCTTATAATACTTTTGCCTATGACACCAAAGAAAAAGCCAAAGAGCATTTTATCCGTAGAACATCGAGGCGGATAGATTGGTTTAATTATTGGAAAGAGGAATGTGAGAAAGGTTTAGAGCTTATCCAAAATTTATGAAACTCACTACTCGAAAATCAATGGGATACTCGGCAATAAACCCAATTTCTGAAAACGACAAGCCCGACGTTGGTTTTATTTATCAGGAATTAAAGACGGGTGATGAGTACATTGTCGAATTTAAAATTTTAGGACTATATTTAGTCGAAACTATTAACTCTTTTAGAAATCGTTTTTATAAATTATCAAAGAGTCTATTTCGCAATTTATCTATTTGACTTTTACTTTTAGAGGTCGTATAAATAACTAATTACTAATTACATACAATACAAAACAATGACAAAAAGCAATCAAATCACACTCGCTGAAAATATCGGTGAGTTAAACAAAATTAAAAAAACCCTGAGCGTTGAGACATATAAATTTCTCAAAAATACAGTATTTCCAACCCTGACCGACAATGAGATAGTTTTGATTTTATACAAAGCTCAAAATTTAGGTCTCAATGTTTTAAACGGCGAAGTTACCTCATACTCAACGACCAACAGCAAAAACCAAAGACAACTCGTTTTTATTGCTGGAAAAGATGGAAAGGCTAGAATAGCCACCGCCACTCATAAAGTCGAATACGTTAAAAAAGAGGCAATCTATACCAAAGACGGTGTTCGATGTGAGGCTTGGGAAAATGGCACTCTTTGGGGAGCTATGGCTGAGGTCAAACGAACCGACAGAAACGAACCTTTTAAAGTAACCTGTCCTTTTTCTGAATACAAACAAGATAATAAACAATGGAGAGATAAACCCGACACAATGATACAAAAAGTCGCTCTCTCTCAGGCTTATACTGGGGCTTTCCCTGACCTTTTTGATGGTGTTTATGACGCCTCAGAAATGCCACCAAAACCACTGACTGCCACTGAAAAGACCGAGGGTGCTGAGGTAATTACTGAGGGCGAAGTTTTAGCTCTCGACGGGGCTAGTGTCGATAAAATCCAAAGTGCCAAAGATATGAAAGAATTAAACGAAATTTGTAGAGTCGTTATTGCTGAGAAAGGTGAGGATTTTAGAGAATTAGTAACCGCCGAATACAAACTCAAAAGAGAGCAATTTAAAAACGAAACCAAAGAGACACCTGTCGAGGAGACAAAACAATGATAGTCCATAACGAAATCAATCAGAACTCTCCCGAGTGGTTTCAAATTAGATGTGGAAAATTGACAGCCAGCGACGCTCAGGCAATCGCTACTCGAGGAAAGGGACTGGAAACCCTCGTCGCCAAGAAAGTCGCTGAAATCTTAACAGGTGAGGCAGAGGAAAACGGTTACACAAATCAATTTATGGAAAACGGACACACTCTCGAGGACGACGCCCGTATTGCCTACGAATTGGAAACTGGGAATATTGTCGATTGTGTTGGTTTTTGTGAGAGGGATAAATGGTCAGGTGCGTCGCCTGACGGTATGGTCGGAGAGGACGGACTCGTTGAAATTAAAAATAAAATTGGCTATCTTTTCGTATTGGAAATGTTGGACGACAAAATTGACTCAGGTCATTATTGGCAAACTCAATATCAACTTTGGGTTACTGGGCGACAGTGGTGTGATTACCTCGTCCATAATCCTCGTTTTCCTAAAAAGCTAATTATCAAGAGAGTAACCCGAGACGAGGACGCCATCGCCAAAATAGAGGCTGGGGTCAATGACGGTATCGCTCAGATTGAGTCAATGTTAGCTCAAATTAAATGTTTATCAATCTAAAAATATGCCTGAAAATCAAACAATAGAGACAATCAAAGAGTCGGTTGAAAGACTATCGACCCAGTTATTACAAAAAAAATACAATCTCAAAAAAGCCAAAGAACTGAGAGAGGATATTTTAATCAGTCAGGACGGTTATAAAAAAATAAATATCGACTACAAAGACGCTCGTCTCAAAAAAGATATTTTTAAAATCAATCTTGAAAAAGAAAATCCAACCTACAAAGCCACCGTTGACAAAGTCAAAGACGCCAGTTTAGAGCTGAAAGTCGTCGAGGACGCTATCAGTCAACAACTCTCGGATTACGTCGCTCAAAAAGGCGAGTTTGCTATCCCAAAGACTAACGGTGAAAAGGTTCGTTTTAGAATTAAATGTTTATTTTCAGCTAGACAATTAAAATTGTTTACAGAATAATTATGTCAAGACCAAAACACGAAAAAATTAAATTGAAATATCTCACTCTCGAGCCAATTTATAAACAGGCTGTCGAGTTTTTAAAAATTAAACAGTGGGAAATCGCCTACGCTATCGGTGTATCTCGGGTTAGAGTAACCTCAGCTTTGAACGGTAAAAGGTTGAAAGAGATAACAGCCAATCGAATTGCTGAGTATATTTCTTGGAGAGAAAAAGGAAAGCCTAAGGCTTATTATTTAACTCCCGAGCAATACGACTATCTAAAAAAGAGCAAAAAATATAAAGATGTTTTTATTGAAGAGGCAGAAATATTTTTTAATCAAAACTAATTATGACCACTAAAAACAAAAATAGAAAAATCAACAAAAATAAAGAGGCTGAGATTTTGCGACGTGTCGCTGAGGCTCAGGCTAAGGCGGAACTTGCTAAAAAAGAATATTCCCATTTTGGGGTAGAGGTTACTGAATACGAAAGAATTAAATTGACGGGAGCTGAGAGCTTTGTTGTCAGTGATGGAATTTATGAATTTAAAGCCTCTCTCAAAGATTTCGAGGCTCACTCGATACTCAGAGACGAACCGTTGCCCGACGCCAAAGAGGGAGAGCCAAAATTTAAACAGATGAGAGTTTTGGAAATCCAATACTGGAAAGTTGCCCCGATAAGAATTGAGGGAATACTCGACAAAAAAGATATCGGAATTGCTTAAACTTGCTCTATTGACACCGCCCGAATAGGGCGGTAATATAAATCTAGTTATACATTACATACAATACAAAAATGAATAAAAACAATAATATTTTTGACGTTGGCGGTAGAGTTTTAGAAACTAAATATAGCCGAATTACCAAAGTCGAATTACTTGAAATTTCTCTTTTAACTGGTCAAAATTTTATCGACGAAAAAATGAAGTCTGAAATACAGATTGAATTTGACATCGACGAAAAAAATTATCTCAATAATCCGATTATTTGTTTTGACCATAATTGGTCAATGCCACCAATCGGAAAGGTTTTGAAAATGAATAAAAAGAAAGGAATACTCGAGATTGATGTTCAATTTTCAAAAGATTACATCAACAGCGTCCAACAGAGCGACATTTTCAAAGAGGAAATAACTAAACTCGCAATCGCAAAGGCGATGGACAATTCAAAAGATTTCAAAAAATATTTTGGTGGCGACTCTTTGACGGCTTTTTATGGCGAGTGTTGTGTTCACTCAGACGGAGACGTTGATTTTGATGAGAATAGAGCGAGAGGTTTTTTACTTTCCAAAAAATTTGTTGAGGCATTTTACAACGAAACCCCATATTGGGATATAAATACAGGAATTAGCGACGAGAACGGACATAACTCAGAGGGGTTCGATACTACTATCTCAAATAAACAGCATTGTTTAATTGAGGCTGTACTTTCTGAAAATTTATTTGTTTATTTAAAA